CCTACCCAAAAATTTTTTAAAAAATTTAGAAAAAACCGAGGTAAACTAGGACCCGAGGTGGTACTGCGGGTTAGCGCCGTAGATTGGATCGCTCCTTTAGACTATATCGACACTGCTTTATGTGAACCACCTCACCTAATACTGCGGAGTAGCTCAAACAGTCAGAGCCCCGGCACATCAGCCGGGAGTGTTGGTGGTGCAAATCCATCCTCCGCAACCAAAAAAATACCCCGGACATGCCGGGGTTAAAAGAGCTCTCGCCCTAAGGAGAAGCAAATGCTTGCGCATATGCCCGAAAGTATTATATACTCGGCGCATCGAAAGTTTATTGGACTTCGCAAATGTTTGAAGATTTGGTGCAATTTGAGCCCGACATCACCAAGTCGGGGTTTACTGAGCTAGACGATGCGTCAGCCCAGCAGGTGCTTGACGCCCAAGTAAAAACGGCAGACTGGTTAGCTGAGCTTGGCGCCACACTAGATGACGAGATAGATGAAGTCATCGAAACCGAGTCCGCCAGAAAGACATTTCAAAAATTACTCACGACTACTGACGAAGAAGCTTCCAAGGAAGCGCTTGTTTCTATTAAAACACCAGAAGCTGTACGCCACTTAACGGGCATGTTGACCGCTTATGACTGGGAGTTTATTGAGCAAGCCAAGCAACTAAGAGGTTATACGGTTGCTAAGATCGTCGAAGAAACAAAGAATTCAAACGCCAATATACGGCTAAAAGCGCTGACATTGCTTGGTAAAGTCACAGAAGTTGGGCTGTTTACCGAGAAGATTGAGATTAAAAAGGACGAGTTGTCCGACGCAGAACTCGAACTGCGTATCAAAGAGAAGCTCAATCGCTTCATGGGTGTGGTGGACGTTGTCGATATAGAGAAAGCGCCAGACACCTTGGACATAGAAATGACCAGCGCCAAATATGAACTTACAAAACCTGACGACGCTCAGCAAGCTTGAGTTGCAAGCGCTGTTAAAGGCGCTGCCCAAGATGTCGCTTCAGGACAAGATGGAGCTATTCCAAGATTTAGAGGTGCGTGAGCGCCGGGCAAGACTGGCGTCTGCCGAGCAGTCCATGCTTGGGTTTGCATCTGCGGTGTACCCAGGGTTTAAGATCGGACCGCACCACAAAAAGCTGGCAAAGATCTTTACAGACGTGATCGAGGGTAAGAAACGACGCGTCATTATTAATATTGCACCCCGTATGGGTAAGTCTGAGTTCAGTTCTTACCTGTTTCCTGCCTACTTTTTAGGCAAATTCCCCGACAAAAAGATCATTATGGGCACCCACACGGCGGGTTTGTCTGAGGATTTTGGACGCCGGGTGCGTAACTTGATTGATTCTGAGGAATACCATGAGATTTTTCCTGCAACAAACGTGGCAGATGACCAAAAAGCTGCTGGTAAATGGTCTACTTCTGTTGGTGGACAGTATTATGCTGCTGGTGTTGGGGGTGCTCTTGCTGGTCGCGGTGCTGATTTGTTTGTTATTGATGACCCCCATTCCGAGCAAGACGTTAAAGCAAATTCGAGACTGGCTTTTGATACCGCCTGGTCGTGGTTCCAAACAGGACCGCTCCAACGTTTGATGCCCGGGGGCGCGATCATTGTGATTATGACGCGCTGGTCGATGCTGGACCTGACGGGACGGCTATTGGATTACCAGATCAAGAATCCTGACTCATTGCCGTGGGAGTTGGTAGAGCTGCCTGCCATATTAAATGAGGGTACGCCAGAGGAGAAGTCGCTATGGCCTGAGCAGTGGAAGCTAGATGTTTTAAAAACAACAAAAGCGTCGATTGATCCCAAGTTTTGGAACGCGCAGTACATGCAGCAACCCACCATGGACACGGCAGCGATTGTGCCCAGGAAGTCGTGGAAGATTTGGGACAAAGAAAATCCTCCGGAGTGTGAATACGTAATTCAGTCATGGGATACGGCGTTTGAAACAAAAAATAACTCAGACTATTCAGCGTGCACAACATGGGGCGTGTTCTTCAACGAGTACGAAAAGATGCGTCCGCACATCATATTATTAGACGCGTTCAAGGATAGAATGGCGTTTCCGGAGCTCAAACAAGCCGCACTCAAACACTACAAGAACTGGGAACCTGACGCGTTCATTGTGGAGAAGAAGGCAAGCGGTGCACCGCTGATACAGGAGCTCAGAGCGATGGGCATCCCTGTACAAGAAACAAATCCAAGCCGAGGCAACGATAAGATGGTGCGGTTAAATGCCGTAGCCGACTTGTTTGCGTCCGGCGTCGTGTGGGCACCAGACACACGCTGGGCTAGAGAAGTCATTGAGGAAGTCGCAGTATTTCCCGTTGGTGAACACGATGACTACGTGGATACGACCACGCAAGCGTTAATGAGATTTCGACAAGGCGGGTTTGTTCAGCTTGACTCGGACGAACGCGATCTCCCCGTTAAATTTAAGCGTAGACAACACGCATACTATTAAGGACAACCATGGCTACAGATTTTAATGCAAGTAATATAACGCCTGATATTGCTGAGATATTGAATAGAAAAGGGATTATGCCTGAGTATACAAACGGGCTTTCACCTTCCGCTAGGAAAGATATACCCTATACAGCAGCAGGAGCATCGCAACTGGAAGGTATTGCAGGACTGCCCTTAAGAGAAGGTTTAGGTGGTATTACTCTGGGGAGTGTTGACGATAAACGTAATGCCACAGGTCGCTCTGTAATGCTTGTCAACAACAGTCCACAAAACCCGTTTCCAACTAAAGATGTTTTAGCGCATGAGATGGAACACGCGCTTGAATATCAAGGAGCACAGCAACAGGGAACAAGTATTAACCATCTTTGGGATTCCATGGTAGGAACGCAGAGTAGCGGTAATAGAACAGATCTAACTAAACGAATTATCGAACACGCACCGTACTTACAAAAAAACTGGGGGTTGGATCCCGCCTCTGTAAATGAAGGGTATTTTTCAAAGAAAGCAATAGACGCTTACGGATATAACTTACCAACTATTTTAAATGAGCACTTTGCCACGCTGTCTGCTCTCGAACAAAACAAAAATAAAAGGCTTACAGATGATCCGTACGTAAGAGAGAACATACTAACAAGTCCAACTCAACGTGCTGCGTATAATGCGCTTACAGGACTTAGGCAGTCAAGATTAGATGCAAAAGACTTGCCAACTTACACAATGCAACCAGATAAAAACGACCCAACAACAATGGAAAAGATTAAAAAAATGTTGGGACTAGCTAAAGGCGGTTTAGTTGATAAACCCCTGCACGGCAATAACAAAATGATTTAAGGACAACCATGGCTACCAATATAGACAAAGCACTTTACTCTGACACGCAGGGCGCAGATCCCAGTCACATAGACGAACCGATTGAAATTGAGATCGTTGACCCAGAAGCGGTCAAGATCCATGCAGGTGATCTAGACATAGAAATCGGCAAAGGCGAGACTGAAGATTTCTACAAAAACTTAGCTGAGGACATACCTGACAATGTCATGGCAACCTTGGCAAATGATTTGGCAGATGATATTGAGAACGACAAAGGTTCGCGCAAAGACTGGGAAAAAGCGTATGTGATGGGACTCAAGCTATTAGGTCTACAGTACGAAGAAAGAACGGAGCCTTGGAACGGAGCGTCAGGTGTATTCCACCCCATGATTACAGAAGCTGTTGTTAGGTTCCAGAGTGAGACGATCACCGAGATGTTCCCAGCGCAGGGTCCGGTTCGTACAAAAATTTTAGGTAAAGAAACACCAGAGAAAAAAGAAGCTGCCATCCGTGTTGAGGATGACATGAATTATGAGCTGACCGAGGTGATGGTTGAGTTCAGACCCGAGCACGAGCGCATGCTCTGGAGCCTCCCCGCCACAGGCTCTGCGTTCAAAAAAGTGTACGACGACATCACACTTGGACGCCAAACATCCATGTTTGTACCCGCAGAAGATGTGCTTTTGCCCTACGGTACGACCGACATGGACACTTGCTACCGTATGACCCACGTCATGCGCAAGACTAGAAATGACATATTAAAGCTACAAAAGGCGGGTTTTTACCTAGACTTTGAACTACCAGACGCCACGCAGCTTAGGGATGACATCCAGAAAGCCAAGGATATGGAGACTGGATTCAATGACTTAAACGATGATCGTTATGTCATTTATGAAGTTCACGTTGACCTAGATTTAAAAGGCTTTGAAGATAAAGACGAAGATGGCAATGAAACCGGGATTGCGTTACCATATGTCGTAACGCTGATCAAAGGGAGCAACAATGTCTTGTCAATTCGCAGGAACTGGAAGGAAGGAGACGAGAACAAACTCAAACGACAGCACTTCGTCCACTACCAGTACATCCCAGGATTTGGAGCCTACGGCTTCGGACTCTTCCATCTTATTGGTGGATTTGCAAAGTCTGCCACCTCGATTATGCGTCAACTGGTGGACGCAGGAACTCTATCTAACCTCCCCGGAGGACTTAAATCGCGTGGGCTTCGCATTAAAGGTGATGACACGCCCATTGCACCAGGAGAATTCCGCGACGTTGATATTGCGTCGGGTCCGTTAAGAGACAATATACTGCCACTCCCATATAAGGAGCCAAGTGCAGTTTTAGCTGGATTACTGGACAAAATCGTCGAAGAAGGACGTAGATTTGCCGCAACCGCTGATATGCAGATCAGCGATATGTCCAGCCAAGCACCTGTGGGTACAACACTTGCGCTGATTGAGCGCCAGTTAAAAGTCATGACGGCGGTGCAAGCGCGTATGCACTACGCGTTCAAGCAAGAGCTAAAACTCCTTGCCAAGCTCATTAAAGAAGACACGCCCGTTGACTACGAGTACGAGCCTGAGTACGGATCCAAAACAGCTAAACAAGACGATTACGACAATGTAGACATTATTCCCGTCAGCGATCCGAATGCGGCGACCATGTCTCAGCGTGTGGTGCAGTACCAAGCCGTGATTCAAATGGCGCAGATGGCACCAGATATTTACGATATGCCAGAGCTTCACAGGCGCATGCTAGAGGTGATGGGTATCAAAGGCGCGGACAAGCTGGTGCCACTACCAGAGGATCAAAAACCAAAAGACCCCGTCACAGAGAACCAGTCTATTCTCAAATCAGAACCCGTCAAGGCGTTCTTTTACCAAGATCACCAGTCGCACATTCAGGTGCATACGTCCATGATGCAAGACCCAATCGTAATGCAACTCATTGGACAAAACCCCAACGCACCTAAGATTCAAGCGGCAATGATGGCGCACATTGCAGAGCACGTGGGCTTCCATTACAGACAACAGATTGAACAGCGCCTGGGTCTACCGATTCCAGAGCAAGATGACAAGATGGCGCCCCAAGTTGAGTTACAGCTCTCTAGCATGATGGCGCAAGCCGCGTCTCAGGTTCTGCAACAAAACCAACAGCAAGCTGCTCAACAACACGCGCAGCAACAAGCCCAAGACCCACTCATCCAGATGCAACAACAAGAGTTGCAGATTCGTCAGCAAGAGGTGCAAATCAAAGCACAAGAGGCTCAATCTAAAGCGCAACAAGCACAGGCAACTCTACAGCTCAAAGCGCAGGAAATGCAGGCTAGACAAGTCCTGGAGGGTCGCAAACTTGAGGCAACCACGATGGAGAAAGCCGGACGTATCCATATTGACAACAGACGACTTGATGCGGACACGATGGCTAAAGCCGCACAGGTACACAACAGCAATGCACAGCTTGCGGCGGATAACCAGCATAAGATGGAGCAAATCCGTGAGCAACGCAGAGACCGTGGTGCAGACTTGATCAAACACGCAGGCACACTTGAGAAACAAAACAACCAACCCAAGGAGAAACCGACTAAATGATTCAAGACTTCGCAGGAGCGCTGCGCCACCAAATACGCAAACAAATGAACGATTACGCTGACGATCTAGCAACAGGTCAGTGCCAAAATTTTGACCAATATCAAAAACTCTGTGGGGTGATTTCGGGTCTAGCCATCGCAGAGGGTCTCTTACTTGACCTGCAAGAAAAGGTAGAAAAATCAGATGAGTGATCTCATACTTCCAGAGCGTTTAAAGCTCAAACCAACGGTTGAAGTGATTGAACAAATTACAAAACCACCAGAGAAAGACGAGGAAAAAGCAACATTGCTCCCAACACCCTCTGGGTATCGGTTGCTTTGTAGCGTGCCCCAGGTCTCTAAAAAGATCGACGGTACTGAGCTAGACCTTGAGCGTCCTGACTTCTATGCCAAACAAGAAGAACATGCAACCACCGTGTTGTTTGTTTTGAAA